AGAATAAGACTATTGGCACAAGAGCATTACGACAAGCTTACGATAGATGTATCAGATGAAATATGGAAACTACTAGGACAATCAGTTCATACCATATTAGAAAGAGCCAATGAGGATAACGAGGACACCATTACAGAACAAAGAATGTTTGCAACAGTTAAAGACTGGACTGTTAGTGGTCAGACAGACAGCATAGATGTTAAAAGTAACACACTAAAGGATTACAAAGTAACTTCTGTTTGGTCTATTGTATCTGCTTTGAAAGAGGGTAAAGCAGAATGGGAACAACAACTTAATATCTATGCGTATCTCTACAAGCAAAACACAGGAAAAACTATAGACCAGTTAAATATTATTGCGATAGCTAGGGACTGGAACAAAAATCAGTATCTTCGTAGCGGTGGAGATTATCCGCCATCACCAATTACAGTTTTAAATATAGATTTATGGAGTGATGAAGAGCAAGAAGCTTTCATCAAACAAAGAGTTTCAATCCATCAAGAAGCAGAAGTGGATTACCTTATCAATGATAAGCTTCCATTATGTACTGATGCAGAAAGGTGGAGAAGAAAAGATACTTATAGAGTGGAAAAGAAAGGTAGAAAGACTGCTGTTAGAGTGCTTGATACCCAAGAAGAAGCTAATGAGTATATAGGTGGTCATAAAGATAGTAAGTTGCTGAAAGTCGTAGAAGCCAAAGGCGAGTGCGTTAGATGTGCTAACTATTGTGATGTGGCTGAATTTTGTAATCAATATAACGAGGAAAGCAAATGATTGAACTACAAGCAAAACCAATTAAAAAGAAGATGGTACTAAGCATAGACATAATCTATTGGCTAACGGAAGAATGGTCAACAGAAGAAATTATTGATGTGGGAATTGGCACAAAGAAAGGTATTGAATGGGAAATATTTGGGTGTATAGGCGATTATCTACCTATTTCTTATATACACAACTGGGAAGAGGTTAAACCTGTTTTAGATGAACAAACAGAAGAGGGTATGCCTTTAGGAGATTATGCTGAAAAAGAGTATGAATTAATGTGGCAACATCACAAAAACCCTAAATACGAATGGGAATATGAATTTTATTATGGAGAAAGCGAATGAGTGATAAAGAACTTACTTATAAAGAAGTGTGGGACAAGCTATCTAAGATAGATTGTTCTGATAAAATAGAAAAGAAGATGAACTTATCTTACTTATCTTGGGCTTGGGCATGGGGAGTTTTGCAAGAGCATTATCCACAAGCACAATACTTATTCTATCAAGGCGAGGGCGATGTGCCTTATGTTCAATATCCCGATGGTACAGCAGAAGTTAGATGTAGGGTATCTATAGATAACTTAAATAGAGAAATGACACTAAGTGTTATGGACTACAAGAACAATGCAGTACAAAACCCAAATTCAAGACAAGTTAATGATACTAAGATGCGATGCTTGGTTAAGTGTTTAGCCATGTATGGTCTTGGTCATTATATCTATGCGGGAGAAGATGTACCTAGTGCAGACAAAGAGCCTGTTAAAAAAGAAAAGCCTGTTAAAGAAAAACCTGTTAAAGAAGAGCCAACACCAGTAGAAACTCCAACAGAGGATGTTGAAGCAGATAAAGGTTATGGCACGGAAGAATGGGCGGAGTTATTTGTCAAAAGCTTTTTAGAGTTGTCAAAACTTAGCAAGACTAAAGAAGCTATGACATCTTACTACAAAAATAACACTAAAGATTTGGCTACATTGAGGGATAACTTTCCTAATATGAAAGCTGACTTGGATAGTGAACTTAAAACAATCGTATCAAACCTAAAGGAGGATTAATATGTACGACAACAAAAACCAAAGTGATGGAGCAATCTACACTAATGACTATAAACAGAATGATAAACAGCCCGACTGGACTGGTAAGGTAGTTATTAGTAGGGATATGCTTAAAGAATTAGTCAGTATTGTCAAAGATGGCGGGACTGGAGAACTAAGAGTGGCTTTATGGAATAGAACTTCTAAGAATGGCAAAGAATACAAGTATGCTAGATTAGACATTCCACAGAAGAAAGAAGAGCCTAAAGAAGAGCCAGTAAAGGATTCAAGCGATGATATTGAAACCTTTACAGATGATGAAATTCCATTTTAAAGGAGGGAGTAATGGGTAAATCAAAAGCATTTAAGAAAGCATTGGAAGATGCTTTGAAGAAAGAGGGAGTGAAAAATGAGTGGATAGAATCACATCTGCTCATTGATTCACTAGACTTAGATAAACCAAATAAAAGGGAGAAGAACAATGGCAAATCCAAGTGGAAAAACCCAAATCATTTCTGATGATAAATATACCTACGGAAAAGATTTGGTAGTGCAAATTGAAGAAAACATAGACGAGTATATATTTTTTGAGTTTATGTCTGCGTACAGAACTTTGATTGAACAAATTAAAGATGTTAAAGATGGTGTTGGAACTACATCTCACGAACATCTTATGGACTATCTGTTTTTTAAGATAGAAGAAGCAAGAGATGAACACTTTAAAAACAAGATGGGGATTGAATAATGGATAGAACAAAGATACCAAAACACTTACGCCATCTATCTGAATGGCGTTTAAGATGTTTGTTTTACATTTTCAGAGTGAGGTAGTTATGACAATAATTGAAATAATTTCTTACTCAATACTTTCAATAGTATTGATAGCAACAATTTATGTAAACGAAAAAGATATAAGGGGGAAATAAATGTCAGCAAATATTAAAGATATTAGAAAAGAAGGTTGGAAACCAATGCAAAGTGAACAGGGCTTCGCTTGGTTTGGTGGTACATCTCACGAACAACTATCTCAATGGTTGCCCGATGAAGCTTTAGAAGATGAAAACTTTGAAGATATAGATTTCTTAGTTGTTGGTTGGAGAAAAGCTAATGGATGAACAGATAGAGAATTGGCAAGTTCAAATAAGAAACATTGCTCCTATGATGCAGAAAGCAGAATACGAGTTATTAAAGTCAGAAGCAGATGTTAAAAGAGTAATAGCTTTATGGAAAGCTGTTGCTCTTTCTGAGGGCATTAAAACTGCAAGTGGTCAAGATAACTTTGCAGAAAACAAAGAAGAAGTGTATCAATCTAGGTTAGCTGTGGCGGTTGCTAAAGGTCAACTAAGTGCAGTCAAGGTTGAGTTAAGAGCCTTAGAAGTAGGGTTTGAGGAATGGAGAACTAAAATGGTTAATGCTAGAGAAGAAAGAAAGAGATATGGAGCATGACAAAGGGTAGCAGACAAAGACCCTACGACAAAGATAAGTATAACGAGAACTTTGAGAAGATATTTGGGAACAAGAGAAAGAAAAAGAAAATAAAAAATGGGCATAAATGTTAATCATATAAGTTCAACAGGAAAATTAGAATTAGGAACAACATCTTGTGGTAATACTATTTCAGTAGATACAGTAGGTTCAACAGGAATGTTGACACATCATTATCTTTCAGAAAAGGAAATAAAAACTCAATACTCTACGACAGCATCACATAGAAGAAAGTTTAAAGTCAACGAAATATTTAAACATGGAGTATATATTTTATTTATGAAGAATGTTGTTGTTTATGTAGGAGAAAGTATAAATCCTTATGCTAGGGTATGTACTCACATTAAATCTGAAAAAAAATTTGATTCGTTTAGGATTTTATATTGTAAAGAAAGTAGAAAAAGACATTGGGAAAAAAAACTAATAGAGAGTTATATACCAAAATATAATAAAACTCATAAGATAAGACCCATAAGAAGAGTAGTAAACATAAATACAGGTATTCGTTTTGATTAAAGGTAGAAAACCAACAAAGAAAGAAGCTGAACACATGGACAAGGTAAGTCAGCTAGGTTGCATTGTTTGTAGAAATACTAATGGATGTATAACTCCTGCTGAAATTCATCATGTTATTGGCAAAACAAAACCAAATGCACATTTTTCTGTATTACCTCTTTGCTTTGACCATCATCGTAAAGGCAATAGATTTAGACCTATAAGCAGACATCCATATAAGAAAAGATTTGAGGAAGCTTACGGCACAGAAGAAGAGTTATTAGAGCAAGTTAATAAGTTGTTAGATGAAGATTGATTTACCCCTAGAGGTTTACTACACAAAGAATAAGAAGTTTATCCTTAACTTAAACAACTATCGTAATGCTCATTACAGAACACTATCAAATGCCAAGAAGATTTATGCAGACAATTTAGTTGATAGGATTAGTCATCCTAAATACGAAGAACCTGTTGTATTGATTTATACCTATTATGCAAAAAGTAAAAGAAGACTAGATGTAAGTAATCCTTGTTCTATTATTGACAAGTTTACTTGCGATGCTTTAGTTAAAGCAGGTGTGTTAGAGGATGATAGTAGTAAACAAATTAAAAAAGTTATTTATAAATATGGTGGGATTGATAAAGAAAATCCTAGATGTGAATTGGTGATAAAAAAAATAGACCAGTAAATAATATTTTTGACGCTGCTGGGTTGCAGCTCCAAAAAATATTTACCAGTCAATTGTTTTCTGGGAGGAAAGCAAATGCTAAAAGATATACTACAAGAAAAGTTAGATAAACGAAAAAAGAAATGGTGGGAGTGGCATAAGAAAAATCCACAAGTTTGGGATAAGTTTGAGAAATACACATTGGAGGCTATCAATAGTGGTAGGAAAAAGTATTCGCATTGGGCGATAATCAATCGTATTCGTTGGCACAATGAGATAGAAACTAAAGGTGGGGACTTCAAGATAAGTAATGATTACATCTGTTTCTATGCCCGTTTATTCCATGCTAGACATCCACAACATAAAGACTTCTTTACCTTGAAACCATTGAAAGAAGAAAAGGATATGGCTATGTTAGAGGTTAAGACTGAAAATAGGAATGTTAGCTTTCTTCCTCAATTCAGGAACCATAGCTAGTCGCATATCTCTTTCTAGTTCTAAATCTCTTATCATATCTGACTTGACTGTTATAGATAGGTTTTCATCTTGATAGATTCTATCTCTACGCTTTCTCCAGTTATCTAAGTATCTTTCTATCGCTCTCACTTGACCTTTGACATTCAACACACCTTGCATATTGCTTCTGTAAGCTGATAGTTCATCAAATCTTCTTTGTTTTTGTAGAGAGTTGATAGTTGCTACTGCCCTGTCAACCTCATTTCTTAACTCATAAAACTGTTGCTGATAACCACCCGACTTATCTAAATCAAGTAATAGTCTATTAAAGACTGGCATTTTACTTAGTTGATAGTTGGAAGGTATTAGAGGACTTCCTGTAGCTCCTCTAGTGATAGTATCTATAACACTTAATACATATCCACCAAGTGTTCCTGTATAACCTCTCATAACATGCTCTATCTTTGCAGGAGATAAATTAAGAGCTTCACCTAATACTCTTGCAAACTCATTGGTAGTTGGTCTTGATTGTAGTCCAGGTTCTTTCTTTTGTTGATAGTAGGGAACAATCTCTGTATTAGTAAAAGTATTTCTGTTATTTATTACTTCTGATATTGGTTTTAATAATTGTATTCCACCACCAGGTTGAAAGAATGGTATGTTGAAAGAAGTTTGAGCCTGTCTGCCAATAGATGTCATAGCTTCATCAACAGACTTTCTTGTAAAAGCATCATCGCCCATAGTCATATCAAATACTCTTTCTGGTATAGCTTTAAATAACATACCTACTTCAAATGGAATAGGTATCTTAACTGCATTACCATTGCCTATAGGCATGACCCAGTTATCATCTCTTACTTCTCGTTTAAGATTTTTGTATTCATCTGTATCACTTACCATCATGTAGTAAAGTGCTGTTAGACTTACAAGTAATCCTGCATTAAAGAATGTTCTTCTAAATATTCTTGATTGCACATCTTTTAGTGATTCTCCAACTTGTTGTTTTTCTACAGCAGAATATTGTCCAGTTAATCCTCTATGTAATACATCAAGACCTTGTATTCTTGCATTTAAGAATGGTATTGCAGCAGTAATAATTCTAAATAATGAATCAGAACCACGCCTTCCAAAGTTAATTATTTCTTGTGCTTGATAAGCCGCTTCTGATTGTGCAACTGCTTCAGGCATATTTTCGTATTTACCAGTTTTAGGATTTCTATAAACTTGCTCTTTTAACTGTTTATAAACACCATCATAGACTGCTTTACGAGTTGCACCATCTGATTTAGTAGTAAGTGCTCCAAGACCATCCCATAGCTTAAAGAAAGCACTTGTAGGAGACATACCATTATTTGGTGTAAGTCCCTGTTGTCGCATAGTTCTAGTAATAAATTGCTTTACACTACCCTCATCAACAGAATAGTCATAGCCACCAAGAACACCAAACTGTTCTAATTCTTCCATGCTACCAAACATATTTTTAACTGAATCAATGATAGGCGTATATGGTGCACCACTTGTTACAGCAGAAGATAAGGTATCTCTTAAAATATTTATAACAACAAAGCCTGGGTCTCTTGTAACTGTATCTCTAAGCAGCCCTGCTGGTACTGCTAAAAATTTTCCTATGGCACCTGGAGCTACTCCTCCAACATTTTGTAAACTATAGACCAGTCTAGGGTCATCTACCTGATAGTGTTGCTTGTTACCATTTTCAAAGAAGAATAAGCTATCAGTTGTACCTGCGTTTTTTGCAGATATTTTTTGAGCTAATCCCATTGTTTCTAAGTTTGTAACTATTTTATTCATTGCATCATTTTTTAATGCTGCTGTAAGAATAGATAATGAGTTTCTTGATATAGCTTCTATTGGGTCTGCGTCAATAATTTCTTCTGAACCTTTTATTTGTATATCTAATGGATTTCCTGGTAGTGAACCACCTGCAATTTTAGGTCCTTTAATGCCACTATCATCAACCATTTGCCTATAGAAAGGATAATAAGAAGAATGTTCTCTCCATAATGCAGATTGTTCTGCACTTAAAATACCTTTTCTTTCTGCAAGTTTAATTAAAGCATTATTCCAATTTTGATAATTATTATAAACTTCTACCACTTCAGGATGTTGTTGTTCTATTTGCTGTATAAGAACATAGTCTTTAGGTTTAACTGGTGTATCTATTTCTCTACCACTTTCATCAAGACTTTTTGCTCTTTTTAACATAGCATAACTTTTAAAAACAGCTTCTAAATTTAATTTAAGATTAGAAAATAATGGTGCAAGTATTTGTATAAGACCACCTGTTTTACCAGTTTTATTACCATTAGCATCAACAAGAGGTAAAGGTATTGTTTTTACTAAAGATTCAACTCCATCTATTAAATCAGTTGGTATTCCTCTTGTAAGCATACCTTGAAATACACCTCTTGATTTATCAGACATTCTTACTGATTGTTCTGCACCTGCATTTGCAAACATATTAGCAAGAGTTACTTGTTCTGCTGCTGCTATTGCTTCTTCTTCTGTCCAAGGTTTTCCAGTTTTAGGATTTATTCTTAATTTACCTGTTCTTTCATCTATTTTTAAATACCATTCTTTATTTTTACCAGCTAATAGTACTTTGGTAGCAGTATCGTATTGGTCAATATATCTTTGTCTAAACTCTTTAAAGAAATTTTTAATAGATGTAATAGGGTCTTTGACAATTTCTATTACTCTTGCACCCCAAGATTGGTCAGGTAATATTTCTCCACCTGTTCTTTTAATAAACTCTTGTAGATTATCTTGCAATCCATCAAGAGTAGGTCTTGAAAAATTAGGTATATCATCAGGTGCCTTAGCAGATAAGTCTTTATTAAAGTCTATAGCAATCTTTAAAGCTGTGTCTGAGGCATTTAAATTATAATAAGGTATTGAACCCCTAGGTGTTTGTTTAACTGTTTCTTCGGCTTCTTCTATTGCTTGTTTTAATTGTATATTTTTTTGTGTATTTGGTGGTGGATTTAATATATTAGCAATATCATTCATATATTTAGTAACAATATTTGCAAGTTCTTCTTTTGATGAAGCTAAACCTCTTGTTTCATTACCTATTGGTTTCATAGGTAATCCTTTACCTTCCATAACAGATTTAACTTGTTCTGAAGGTAATGGGTCTCCCATATCAGTCATTTCAGGACTATAAAATCTTTGCGGAACTTCACCAGTTCTATCTATTGCTCTACCAAAGTATGGATTAATTTTTGTTTGAGTAAGTTCTTCTAATGTAGCACTACCTAATATGTTATTAACATTTTTAAAATAATCTAAATTATTATCTGCATCTAAATATAAAGATGTATTTGTTTCATCTTTAAGTAATCCTTTAGTTTTTTCTCCACTAAGACCTCGTAGTTGACCTTGTAATCCAAGAGAATTTGGATTAGGTTGCCAATTTAAAGCACCAATATCTCTGTCAGTACCTTTTTTAACAGCTATTAAAACTAAATCAGATAGTTCTTCTCTCCAATCTACGCTTCTATGATAAGCAATAGCATCTACTGGATTAGTAAATACTACTAATCCTGGAGTTTCTATTTCTGTATCTGGATTATAAAAAAATTGTGAATCATCAACAGCAAAACCTTCTTTTAAAATTCTATTAGCATCTTCTTTTTTAGCAACATAATAATATTGTTCATCCCACTTTCTTTTACTATCTCTTCTACCTCTACTAAATAATGGCACATCATTAATTAAACTAGCTTGTCTATCTTTTATTTCTGGAGAATATTGATATGTTGGTTTGATGCCACGAAGGTCAGCAACAACTTCTGCTTCTGCTATATATTCTTCATATTTATACATAGCATCGGCAAATAATTCTTCTATTGTTTGTTCTCCTTGATATTTATAGAAATCTCCTTTTGCATCTGCTTCTTCTATTGCTGCATCTAATTCTTCTTGGTACATAATTCCTGACCCAGCCATATCACTTCTAAAGTCTGTAATATAATCTGATTCCATAGCTTTAAGTAACATAGGCACATAACCTTTTACCTTACTCATAGGAACTTCATATCTAAGTATTTCAATATTCCATGTTTCACTTCTTTCTTCTTTTGCTCTATTAAATAACATACGACCTATTTCTAATGCTTTTCTACTATCTAATGTTGTACTTGCAAATAAATCTTGTGGAAGCTGTCCATAGTTTTTAATCTTTTCACCTTCAGGAATATTTAAAGCTCTAAATAAAACTAAATTACCTTTTTTGTTTGTAAACTTTTCTAAGAATTTTTTACTAGCTCTTAGTAAAGGTCTGTTTTTCCTACCTTTAAATGCTTCAACTATAGCCATTTTAAGTGGTGCAGGATTATCTCTATTACCACCTTCTTCTCTACTCATTTTTAATTGGTCTATTATTGCACCAGTTTCAAAACGATTATTACTTGCCCAATCAAAAGGAACTTCAGTATCTTTAGGTATTAAATTAGTTCTACTAAATGTAGGTATATCTTGTGATGCTAAAAATCTTGCCATCCTAATATCATATTCAGATGCACTTGCAACTGTATCTTTTGTGCTTTCTAAAATATCAGGAGCAGTAGCAACTTGTACTGCATAATCTAATTTATCTTTAGTTTGGGCACTATCTCTATGTAAAGGTGCAATTTCTCTTAGTTTATTTATAGGAACAGCAAATCTACTAAATTCATTTGTTTGAAAATCACCATATTCATCTTTAAATATTCCAGGATATTGATTTTTTAAAAAAGTAACACCCTGTTCTTGCAAAGTTTGACCACTAGGATTAGGTATATTTTGTTCTACATTACCTTCAGGAAAATGTATAAATACAGGAACAGTTCTACCACCACCTTGTTTTATTAATGCAACTCTATGTCTGCCTTCATGGCTAATTACTTGACCATCATTTTTAATTTGTAAACTTGGCAATGAAGCAGTTAATGCAGTATCTGCAATTTCTGGGTCAAATACAGCATCAGCCATTCTTCTATTATTTATAGGTTTAAATGAGCCAGGTTCATCTTGTTGAGAAAAACCAAAAACTGATGGACCTTCTTCTATTATTTCATCAATTTGATTTTGACTAATTGTGCTAAGTTTTAAAAAATCATCAACATTCATTCTTGTAACATGAGTTAAAGGTATTTCTACTCCATTATAAAAACCAACTTTATTACTACTAAAGTCTCTAATTTGTTGACGATTAAAGTCCATGTATGGAGGTTGTGTTTCTGTAGCTGCTCTACTAAAAAAAGGTAAATCTCCAGCTTTTAACTCAGCTATTTCATTTCTTTGATTTATTATTTCTCTTTCTAATCTTTTAGCAGTAGCATCAGTCATAAGTCCTCTTTCTTGATTTAACTGTGCTTGTTTATTTTTTATACCTGCTTCTAAATTAGATATTATTTGATTTCTTCTTTCTCTATTAAAATAAGCTTGGTCTGCTGCTCTACTAAATGTAGGTATTTCTTTATCTATAGGAGCAGCAGTTTCTCCTACAGGAGTTGGTGCTATTAAACCTTCTGTTTTAAGGTCTAATAAAGTAGAAGCATTTTTAAGAAATGCAGATAATTCTGTATTTAATTTTGCAGGTATCTCTAATAATTTTCTAATTGTTTCTACAAATTTATTCCATACACTATTAGTAGCATCTTTGCCTAAAGGTATATATTCAAGCATTTCTTGGAAGTCTCTATTTGTTAATCCAAAAGTTAATAACTCTGATACATCTTCATTATATTGAGCTTCATTAGAAAATAATTGATATTTAATTCTATAATCATTAAACATTCTCTTTTGAACAGATACGCCATTAAAAGAGTTGTCATCTCTAGCATATATAAAACCTGTTGAATCTTTAATAATATAAATATCTGCTAAATCTTTTTCTATAGTAGGTGCATTATTATAAATAGATTTGTACTCTTCTATTGCTTTTTTTTGTATTTCGGCTGTCTCTCTTTTTGTTATTTTTGCAGCAAGATTTTTATAAAATCTCATTCTTTCTTGATAATAACCTTTTACTCTATTTGCTTGTATAGCAAGTTCTTTATGTGCAGCTTTAACTTTTTTACCTGATGCACTTTCTTGAAATGTTTTAGTTCCTTTTCTAGTAATTAAATTATGTTGAGCAGCATATATTTGAGCTAATGTAGCTTGATGTATTCCTTCATGTAATAAAGCTTCAAAATGAACTCCATTGCCTCTTCTCCATTCAGAAGTATTAGCAAATGCATTTATTCTTTTTAAGCTACCATCATTAACAAGCATAGTGAATGTTTTATAATTATATGGTTCCATTGGATTCATATCACTTGGCTGTATAGCAGCTTGTCCTGTACCTCGCATATCAGGTTGTTTTTCACCTACTTCTAATTTAAGAGGAAATGTTCTACCTTGTTTTTTTAATGCTAATAAAGATTTATGAACTTTTTGTGCAATAATTTTGTAATCTTGACTTGGTGAATTATCAATTAACCATTTCATCATTTTTATAGAATCATTATTACCTTTAATAGTTTTAGTTACATTACCATCTTTATCAAATATATCTTTATCTAATACTTTTGCATCTTGCAATCCTTTAAGAATTTTTGACCTTTCAGCTATATACTCTTTATCTGTTAATTTTTTAGTATTATAAATAGTTGTAGGTGTTGTAGAAGGTGTTGCAGGAGGAGTTGTAGGACCTGCTGGAGGCGTAGGAGGTGTTGGTTTAGGCTTTGGTATAGTTAAAGGTCTAATACCTGTAGGCTTTAGAGTTTGTTTTATTTCATCACCAGGAATTATTGTTGGTCTAACCGCAGATTCATCTAATTGTGAAAAGTCTGTAGCAAAGTTAAATGATTGTAATCCCTTATCTCCAATCCTAGTAGTTCTTACTACACCTCTTTCTCTTCTGCCAATCCTGCCTGATTCAATATCATTAAATATTTCTGTAGCACTCTTATATCCTGAGCTACGCATAGCTTGACCCATAGATTTAAAGAACTCAATAATCTTATTGTAGATACCTTCTACTTTAGGAGGAGTATTAACCAGTAAATCTTTTTGTCTAAATAGTTCTGCTATAGCTTCTTCTACAATATATTCTTCTTTAAACGCATCTGTTAAATTTCTATTTTCAAACTCACGCTTAGTTCTATTAATAGCTTCTTGATAAAAAGTTTGATTTTGTTTAGGAAATTTAGTTTGCTTAACCATTTTAGTTAAATAACTATATTCTGCTTTAGTAATTAAATCTTTTGCACGAAGAGCATGAATCATCTCATGGTCTAATACTTTGTTAAGTCTTTCTTGTATCTCTACATCAGTAGCACTACCATCAGGATTTACTGCATTAAGAGATAAGAAAATAGTATCTGTATTTCTATCATATTCTCCTTCTACAGCTCCTTGTGTTTCTGTTGCTCTAACTTGACTAGGGTCGTACTTTATTTCACCTTCTATTTGTCTTAATGTGCTAGTAGAGATTATGTCATCACTTATAACAATACCAGTCTCTTTAAGACCTCTAGCATCCATTGTTTTTCTTATTTCTTGTGCAAACTTATTAGTTTTGCCTTGCTCTAAAGTCTCAGCATAATTAATAGTTTTAGGTATTACTTCTGCAGGTGGTAATAATCTTTCTTGTTTTGTTGTTTCTTGTTGTACTAATTCTGCAATAGTTTCTGGAGGCAACTTACCTTCTGCAGTAAGTCTTGCACCAAACTCTTCTGGTGTTTCATTAAAACCTTCTGCTCTTCTAGCTATATCAAACTCAAAGTTATCTCTTATCTTATAGTTATTAGTGCCTTCTATTTTTTCTGCTCTATTGCTATAAATTAAATCATCAAGGAATTGTTCATTCCTATCCATTTGTTTTAAGGATGCTTTATTAAAAGTCATATTATTGCTTTTCATTTCAGCAACAAAATCTGCCATATCTTGTGCAGAATAATCTCTTGGTCTAAAGTCTGGGAAAGTTGTTCTTGAATTGAACTTAGGAAGTGAATGAAGTTTAGCCAAAAATAATTCTTTTTGACCTTTTTTCATTTTTTTAAACTCAGGCGTACCTGTGTATTTTTCTGCTGCATATTGAACAGCAGGTGATTGAAAATCTAAATCTATATTTTTAGATTCAGCTATTTCTTTTATATATTTAGCTGATGTATTTGGTTTATCTTTATCTGCAACAATAGAAGGCTCACCATTTTTTTCAGAAGCTTTAAATACTCCTTGTGCATATGCAGATGCAAATTCATTAAACTGTTTAGGCGTTAGTAATTCTTTAGCTTTTGTCATAGATAATCTAGGATAGCTACGAGAAGTTTTGCCTGGATTTTGTGCAACAAAACTATTTACTAAACCTCTAAGAATTACCTCTTGTTTAGAATCTTTAGGCACACTATTTATTAATTGTTGAATAGTTACATCACTAGCTCTACTATCTTCTAAACTTTGCCCTATTTCGTAAGCAGTAGAACTATTAATTAGTCCTAAGTTATATGTATCGTTATCTAGTTTTGATTTTAATTTTTTATTATTAAAGTCTTTTGTTATCTTATCTCTTACTTTTATAGCTTCTATTTCTGTATCTTTTATATCAACTTGTGCAGGAGCTTCAGGATTAGTAATATCAACAACAGCAAATTGTTCTTGTGGAGTCATTATTACTTCTACTGAAGGCTCTACTCCAAGTTCTTCAGGTGCTATAAGTTGTGGAACTATAGTAGGTGGTATATCTTGTATTTCTTCAAGAGTGCCTTGTTCCATTGCAAGGTCAGCTTTTTTTGCATTTATTAACTGAGCTTTATTTTCATCAGCTCTTAAATTATCTTCTTCTAGTTGTTTTCTTCTAGCAGAACTTTTACCTGCCATGCTAGTAACAACTAAATCAGCAGCACCACCAATAATACCGCCAATAGTAAACTCTTCAAACATACTATCTGCTATAGGTAAGTCCTCACTATAAAGACCTTTAGCTGTTAAATCTTGCAATATACTTGCAGCTACCTCTTGTCCACCTTCAAATGCACCTGATTGTAATGCAGATACTAATCTTTCTTTTATGTTTAAATCTGTTTTACTAGATACTTTACCTAAAATACTAGCAACAGGTAATACTTCAGTTATACCTATAAGACCACCAAATAATTCAGCAGTAGTTTCAGTTAAACCACTTACATCTTCGCCCATTTCTCTAGCCATCTGTAGTCTATCGCCTTGTGCTGCTATACCTGTTGGTATTGCTAAAGCTGTTGGTGCTGTAAATGTTGGTGATAGTATGCCCTTAGCTGCTCCTGGTGCTTTAGCTAGTGCTCTACCTACCATACCTGCACCTAAGAATGGTCCGAATGAACCTATACCTTCTCCTAGTTTTGTAGAATACTTATCAGCATATCGTGGGTCTGCTGCTAATGCAGAATCTTCTCTTAATCTATCTTGTAATCCTTCAAGACCTTTATATAAGTTACTGTCGTTGCCAATATCAAATAAACCAACAATACCTGTAGGCACATCTAAAGCTAATCCAGCAGCACCTCTTGGTATTGCTTTTATAAACTCGCCTACTTGTCCTAGTGCTGATGTTTGATTTATATCAATGCCATATTTATCTTTAACAACTTCAGCTAATTGTAATCTTGTTTCTGGGTCTAAATTATCTGGAATTTTTATTTTTTTCCCTTTGCCAATATCGTATTCAGCCATAATTTATTATCCTAATTCTTCAACTAAACCTAATAATTTATTTCTTTGGTCTTTTTGAGCAATAGTTATCCCTTGTAATTGTGCAGCTCTTTCATTTAATGCGTCTATATATAATATTAACTCTTTTGCTGATTCTGTATCACCTGAATCTTGTAAATATTCTAATTGTTTTTGTGCTGTAGATAAACTTGTAAGAACAGCATCTAATGGCATATTAGCTACATCTGCTTCATATTTAGCAGCTTGTGCTTCTAATAATCTACCTTGTAAGCCTTTTAATTCTGAAGCTTGTTCTGCTGATTTAACTCCAAAGTAAGCATCAGATATACCGCTACTTAATTCTCCTAGATTTCTAGCAGAACCTATAGCACCACCAAGTCCTATTAACATATCTGCTTGACGAGATTTTTTAGCTTGTGCAAGTAATTCAGCTTCTTTATCTGCTGCAGCTTTTTGTCTTGCTGCTATATCTGCTTCTAATTTTGCAGCAGCTTCTGCTTTTAATCTAGCTGCTCTTTCTTCTGCTGTTTCTGTTTCTGTTTCTGTTGTTTTTATTTTATCAGGTAATAATTGAGGAATTATAATTCCAGCTCCAATAGCTCTTGGAGTTACATCTTTTACAACTTCTAATCCCATATCTCTAAATTTACTTGCAGGTACTGGTAGATTGCTTGTAGATTGTGGTGAAGCTATTGGATTGTTAAATCTTTTACCTTCTGTAATTCTTGATTTTAATCTTCCTAAAGAAGATAAACCTTTATCTATAGTTTGTTTAGGATTTCTTACAAGATTAAATAATCCTTTACCAGCACCAACAATACCTCTTAAAGCACCACCTACAACAGTTGTTGTCGGTTCTGGAGCTAATATCATTGCTAATGTTGCAGTATTAAAACCATCTAGTGCTGCTCTTCCAAAATCAATGCTTCCATCTGGTTTTGTATATCTTTTTTTAAGAAAACCTTTTTGTTCTTCTGTTATTTGTTCTTGCATTGGATTATTAAGTGTTGATTCTATGCCGCCACCTATTCCTGCACTTTGTAGAAATTGATTTTTTAACATTTCTTGTTCAGTCGTACTACCTGCTTGATAACCAGTTCTACCACCAGAAGCCATCATTTGCATAGGAGAAGGCGGAGCCATGTTACCCATATCACCTGATTGGAAAGCATTTGGTGTATCAGATGATTGAGCCATAGCTCCTAAACCTGCAGGACTAGATGCAAACTCATTAACTACCTCTTCAGCAACAGTTGTTTCTGGTTTAGGTTGTTGAGCCTCATACATCTTTTCCATTTGTGTTCTTCGTTGTATTTCAGATAATACTAAATAAGAGGGATAAGTAGCATTAGGGTCTTGCGACATTTGTATTAACTGTTCTTTTGGAACAAACTCTAATTCATTTGATAGTTCTATTAAATTTGCCATTATGCTAATCCTTTATATAAACCCAGTCCTTGTAATCCCATACCTAAAGCTGATTGGAATAATCCTGGTTGTTGTTGAAAAGTGCTTATTTGTTGTTGTGGTTGAACAGGCACACCTCTTAATAATCCACCTAAGAAACCTAATTGTTGTTGACCAAAACCTTGTTGTCTTAAAAAGTCTTGATAACCCATATCCATAGATGCTTGTTGCATTGCTCTTTGTTGTGCACCTATACCTGTTAATGCAGCTATTCTTTGTCTTACATCATCTTGTATATCTCCACCAACATCTCTAAGAGCATCTACAGATGCCAAACCATATCGTTGAGACATATCATAAGCTGATTGACCAAGTTTTTCTTGTGCTTGTCTAGCAGCTTCTCTAGCTTGGTAAGCAGCAATATCTTGTTTTCCTTGTTCTTGGAAAGCTTTTTCTGATTGAGCATATGCACTTTGCATATATTTTTCTTGTGCTTGTCGTGCTGCTTCGTTTTGTTGTGCTGCTGTTAATCCTAATTTAGCTGCTGCTTGTCTTGCAGCTTCACCTGCTTGATATCTTTGTGTATCTAATTGTGTTTGTCTTTGGAAAGAACCTTCTTCTAATCCATATGCACTTTGTCCAAATCTTTCTTGTGCTTGTCTTGCTTGTTCTTCTGCAGTAAATTGTTGCAAACCAAATCTTGAAGCATCTAATTGTGCTGCTCTTTCTGCTGCAAGTTGTGCTTGTGCTGACTGAAAAGCACCTAAACTACCTTTTGCTTGAATATCATCAAGTTGTTGACCTAAATTACGCTCTCTTTCTGCTTGTAAAATAGCTTCACGATAACCACCAAGACCACCAGACATAGCTGCAGAATCAGCAGTTTTATCACCTATCATTTCTGATTGTCTTATAGCTTCTCTTTTTTGTATATCAGTTACAGCTTGTTGATAAGGACTCATAAATCTATTTATATTAGATTCATAGCCTAAAACATTATAATCAGGTCCAGCACTTCTTGCTTGATATGTAGGTGTATATTGTTGTGCTTGATAACCTGGACCCATAGCTGCTGCTTGATAATCAGAACCTACTAAACCAGCTTGATAGCCAGAGCCATATCCTTGTGCATCATATGTATTGCCTAAATAATCAGCTTGATAACCAGAACCATATGGTCCACCTAACATAGCAGCTCTTTGTGAAGCTAGTTGATATTCTGGTGGAGTTCCTGCTTGTGCATAACCTCTTGTCATACCTTGACTAGCTAATTCATCAGGAGAAAAATAAGCTATTCTTTCACCACCATATGGAGTATATGGTTGATTAGATTCAGCTTCTCCTCTTTTTAGGAGTCGTTCAAAATATGGTTGTACATATTCTGGTAAATCTGTTTGAGTTACTCTTGTTTCTGTTGGTGCTGGTGAGCTTTTACTTCTTCCACCCATTATTCATTCTCCTTAAATTCATATTCAAAAAAGATTGCTGTTTTTTCCCATCCTTGTCTATCTTTAATCCAATTCCAAAAACCTGCTCTACCAATACCTTCTATGCCTACACATTCATTACTTTTAGCCCATTTGTTTATAACTTCAAGACCTCTATCAATCCATTCATCCATTTTTTTACCGCCAATATGGTCTATATTTAACATTCTTTTACCAGTTGGATATTCAACTATCTTTGTTATAGAACATCCAAATATATCTAATGTTTCTTTATCAAATATAATCCATAAAGAAGCTTGTTTATTTAAACAGTCATAAAATATATCTTTAGGTAAAGCTCTACCATTAGAACGATTACAAGATTTTTGTAAATGTTTTTCACATTGTTTCCAAACTAAAGTTAATCTATCATCTGGCACAAGTGATATTTCAAAATTATGTTCTGTTTCTAGTTCTATTTTTTCTGCTATTTGATTCATGCTGGTAATACCTTATTTGGATTTAATGGTGGAGCTTGTGTTTTACCACCAGTCTTAGCCATTCTAACTCTATCTAACATACCATCTAATTGTTTAGAACCTGCATCAGAACTACCATCGCCTAACATAGATACAACATCTGCTGGAATAATATATTCATCTTGTGATACAGCAGCTATAGGTTTATTACCTATATTCATAGGTAAATCATCTGCCATGCCACTATTACCAACACCTTGTATTAGTCCTTCTGTTTGTGCATCTACATTACCTGCAGCTTGTTTTAATATCATATCTCTTAACATTAAAAATTGTTCTTGACCATATTTTTGTAAAAATTGATTAACTATATCGCTATTATCAGATTCACCAAGAATAAACTGTATAACTTCTTGTGTTATTGGGTCTTGCATTATATCTGTTGGTCCACCTTCTTGATAACCCATTGCTTCTACAACTTTTTTACCTTTTTCTGTTTTAGCTAAAGCTTTTAATCCTTCATTAGGTAATTCTTTATCAGTATCTTTACCTTCTGCAAACATAGCTGTTGGTTTAACAAATCTAAACATATCATTTTTAGAACCACCTGGTCCACCAATAGACATTTGAGGAGGATTATTAGCTGGTGCTGATGGAGTTGGAAGAGTTGGAGGTGTTACAGGAGGCGGTATAATCGGTGCTGGGTTTGCTTGTAATGGTAGTCCAGGTAATCTAGCCATATCATCTGTAGGTGCTACTCTATCTATAGACATTTCATCACTACCTTTAGGAATTTCTATTGGTCTCAACAGACGCTTATTTCTTTCCTCTATTGGTGTGCCTGTTAATCCTACACCTATCTGAGTAAACAAAGGATTTTCAAAACTTCCTAATGGTCGTTCTTGACGCATAGCATCTCTATCTTCTAAACCTTTAATCATAGGAGGAGTTATTGGAGTATTTATTTTACTAAAATCAGGTATTGTTACATCTGCTCCACCTTCAATAGGTATTGTTATTGTAGGAGGTGGTGTAGTTATAGGTACTGGATTTTCACGATTCATACCTCCTCTTACAGGTCCACGAGTAACAAAATCATCTGGTGGAATTATAGGTGTTATATTTCTAGGTGTACCTTTACGACCTATATTATCATCAGGTGGTGGAATATCTGGTGGTGGTATATCATCTCTTGGAGGAGGTACATCATCTCTAGGTGGTGGTGTATAAACTGGAGGTGGTGGGAAATATGGTTGTATAGGTTGTTGTCTAAATCTTGCATAAGGATTAATCATGCCACCCATTTGAGGATTACCATAAAAACTTCTATAACTTGGTGTTTGCATAAAAGGATTGCCATATCCACCAAATCTTAGAGGAGGCATATATCTACCTTCGTTAATAAATTGACGAGGAGATAATGGTTGTACTGGTGGTTGAAATCCATAAGTTTGTGGATTACTACTATCTTCTATATTTCCAGCATATCTTGTTAAATATCTTTTTGGGTCATTGCCTTGAAAATATCTATATTCAGGAGAAAAACCTGCCATAAATCCAGGTGTAATTGGTCTAACTTGTCTAGTAGTAGTTTGGTAACTATTTTGAATTGGATTAAAATTCATATTCATCATTGGGTCATAGTTTGAATAAACATTACGACCTCTTTGAAAACCTGTTTTACCGCCATCTGCAAAATTAGTGCTACCACCTGAAGCTATTGGTATTTGTTCAGGGTACATTTCATACATTCTTTTTTTACGCTCTTCTTCATCTAATGCAAGTTCAGCCATTTGTCTTTCAAACTCTTCTTGTGATTGCATTACAGCTCCAGTACCTGCTGCAGTTCCTGCTAACATACCAGTAGGAGTCATTGCTGCACTTCCTAATGATTTTACACCTTCATCTAATCCAGGACTAAATATTTTTTGTAAAGATGATACTGGTCCACCTACAGTTTGTCTTACTGCTTGTTCTGCAGCTTGTTGACCAGCTAAAGTTGTAGGTGGTGTTTGTGCAAAACTTGTAGGTGGTGTTACAGGTCCAACAAAACTTGGGTCAACAGGTGTACCTATACCTGCTGTAACTTGTGCATCGGCTATAGCTGCATCTAAACCTGGATTTGCTACACCTTCTAAAGCTTTTGTTCCTAAACCTGCTGTAAGACCTGATATTAATGCTTTACTTCCAGAACCACCTGTTTGTGCATAAGTAGCTAAACCTGCTCCTATACCTGCCATAGCTGCTGCTGATAATCCTGTTCCAGCTAAAATTGTTGGTGCTATTAAACTACCTAACATAGGTGCTAAGAAAGGTAAAAAAGCCTCTGGCTGTCCTGTTTCTGGATTCATTGTTATAGGCATAGCAGATGCTAACCCTTTAACTTCTGCAGGATTTACATGAAGTAACATAGAATCGCCAAAACGACCTTGTGCTGCTACATTTTTGGTTTGTTGTTTTATATCCATATTTATCTATCTTCCTCTTTGGTTTCACAACCAAACATATTGAAACTCATATCTACTGCACTTGTATAAACTTTTACGACATCTGTCTGATTTAATGTAATGCCTAAAACTATTGCTAAAGAATCATTTGCTGCTACTGATTTATCATAATAAAGATATTGTTTATCATCTGCACCTGCACCAGCTACATGAACACTTAATCTAAATGTTATTGCAGAACCTGTTCTATTTGCTGCAACTATAGAGCTAACTGTTGTTTGTGTCATATTAGGCACAGTATAAAGTGTAGTTGTTGTTGTTGCTGCAGGGTCAACTTGACCTAAAACTTTTAAATTATCAGCCATGCTTCATTCCCATTAATAAAAATTGATGTCTTTTTAAACCTTTACTAACTACAACACTTTGTAATCTTTGTAATTTATCTACTTCTATAGCTAAATCTTGTATTGCTTGTTCCATTATTCTTCTTGTAACTGCCTCATCTGCGGAACTATATTCTTGTTGTGCTAAAGGTAATACTATTGATTTAGGATTTGCCATTATCTTTTACCATCTGGTCTTATATCTAATCTTAAATCGCCAAGTCTCCAACCATAATCACTAGATGAATTAGATACTCTTATTGCACATTGTCTGCTTCTAGCTCTTGTATTAGTAAATGTAGAAGCTGGTGTAACTGATACAGTAGATAAAGTAGATAAATCTTCTAATGGATAATTTCTACCTTTAATTGTAATAGTTACATCATCAGATGTAGATTGTTGGTCTCTAAATTGTATATCAGGTATTATTCTATTTACCGCTATAAACTTTTCACCATCAGGGTCTAAGTCAAAATCACTAGATTCTATATATGCACTAAAATTACTACCATCGTCTCCATGTCCTATTTCATGTGCATAAAGATAATTAACATTTACTGTACTATCATTTTTACTTGCTGCTATTGGGTTATTTAAAATTAAAGCTTCATCCCAAGCAGTTCTTACAAAATTATCTGATGTTGTACCAATAGACCATACTTGTTCTAAATAGTTATACATAACATATTTATCTATTTCTGTATTTGTACCTGAAGGATAAAACCACATAATTTCATTAGCACTATCATTGACTGCACCAAATACTTTATGTGCCTGTCCTTGATTCAAATCACTTAAAACATAATCTAATACAGTACAAGGTAGTCTTTGTGCAGAACCTGAATAAATATAAAATCCACCATTATCCATAAAATAAACACTATTATTAGCATTTACTGCTGCATTAGGTCCAATTAAAGATGGTCCATGAGCTACTTCATTAAATGAAAATACAAATGGTGCACCTACAAATCTCATGGAAATTATACCTGCGTCTGTCCAAATAAGTATTTCTTGTCTTGTTCTTAATGCACCTATAATGGTTGAACCCATAGATAGTTGAACTCCACCTGCTTGATTTATTGCAGTTGGTGTCCAATCTGTAATACTTTCTGTATCTGAAAATCTTACTAATAAAGGGTCAATAGCAGAAGAACCTATTGGATTACAACCAAAAGCTATTGCGTGTTTATCAACATCAGAAATCATTGTTTGTAATACTGCTGTTGGTACATCACTAGCACCACTTAAAGTAGAAATATTAACTGCTCTTGTGCTTAATCCAGAAGATTCATCCCAATAAAAAATACCACCAGCTCTTGGATTTAATACTGTATCATCACCAAAATTATCTATTGACCATAATCTTAATTGATTAGTAAAAGATAAATCAGTAGCAGCACCCCAACTTCCAGCACCCCATGTACCTGAACCCCAGCCAGTAGATTTAACATAAACATCTAATCCAGAATTTAATTGATATGTACCAACTGTAGAACTACCACCATTACCACTTTCATCACTTGAATTAGCAGTTGCAGTAGCTGTAAAAGTAAATGTGTTAGCAGTTGGAACACTATCTATTTGATACTCTTGATTTAAAACTGCAGCAGTAATATTACCACCTAGACTAGCAGCATTACTAAATGTAACAAAATCTCCTTCTACTGCACCATGAGAAGTATCTGTAGCTGTAATAGTTGTACTTCCATCTGTTGCTGCAAATGTTACATCTCCTGCAGATGTTGTACTTCTAATAGGTGTTACATCGTAATAAACATTACCTTGTAATACATAAAATTTTTGATGAGTGCCTAAAGTTATATAATCAGTACCATCAGCTACTTTATAAGGATAAATTTTTCTACAAGTACCTATAAAACTATCTGTGCTTTGTTTTTGCCAACCACCTATTCTTTCAGGTCTACCTTTACGAAATCTAACTTTATCTGCATCAAACCAGCCACCTTCATTACTATAATTAGTACCTTCTTTATTTATACCTGGTTTAAATACATACTTTGCTAATGGCATAGTTAAACCTCATGCCATTCTTTGCCTTCAAATAGTAAGGCTTCTGCTTCTCTTCTTCTTATTAGACCTTGTAAAACCTTTCCACCAGCTTTATTCCATCTTTTTATTTGTGCTGGTACATCATTCCAATCTGGATGTGAACTATTTAACACTTTTAACAAAGTTGAATTTTTTAAATTAGCTGGTCCAAGATTAAATACCCATGAAACCATAGCATCAAATTCGTTTTGTTTTAAATTAGTTTCAACCAAGTCATTTATATAACCTTCGTATTCTTCCATTTCGTGTAATAACAATTCATCAGCTTCTTCTTGGGTAATAGTATCACCCTCTTTTACACCTTTAGTTGAACCATAACCTATTGTCCAAACTCCTGCTGCACATTTGTAAGCTTCAAGCTCACAACCCTCAAACTTTTTAATTAAAGATAAACCCTCTTGTGATATATTCATGTTATTCTCCTTTGTCGCTGGTATGAGATGCTCCGAAATAAAACGAAATAATTGCACTTGCTAACCCTCCTAAATAACCTAACACTAAATTTATAAGTGCTTCAGAATTTTGTTCTGGTGGTTGTAAAGTAACTAAAAATATATAACCTAAAAAACCACCTATGGTAAATAAACCTATAATACGGGCAGTCCAGTCTTTGCTAAACATACCTCTAGCATTTTGTTTATCTGCTACTTCTAACTTAAATACATCTACATCAAGTTCTTTCATTTGTACTTCAAACTCTTGTTCAGCTTTTTTAAGTTCTAGCATTTGCTCTGGTGTAGCATTTTGTATAGCTTGTTGTATAGATTTTTGGTCATTAGATACGCCTAACACTTCAGCTATTTTACCCATAGCCATTCCACCTAAAGGTCCACTAATTGCTGTGCCTAATGTTGGTGCAACAGCACCTACTATATTTTTTAATATTGCTTTCATAAAATTCCTTTAATTAATCTATTGTATATATTTGTATTGGTTTTTCTTTACCTTTTACATATATACTTTTTAATTCTTTTAATATTATTTCAGAACTAAAATTTTCTACATGAATTGTATTATATCCAATAACAATATCTTCTCCAACTTCCTTTGTAGAGCTTTCAAGCCTAGCAGCAAGGTTTACTGCATCACCTATAGCGGTATAATCAAACCTAGTTTCGCTTCCCATATTGCCTATAACAGCATATCCAGTATTAACACCTATTCCTATTTCAACACCTAAATTAGCTTTTTTAATATTTTCTTGTATTTCTTCAGCACATAACACAGATAAAGTTTCATGGTCTGGAAGGTTAATCGGTGCGTTAAAAATAGCCATCATGGCATCACCAATATATTTATCTACCATACCACCATACTTTTTAACTGCATCTGCTTGTATAGTAAGGGCTTTATTCATTATTTCTGTAACTTCTTCTGGTTCTAACTTTTCAGACATAGCAGTAAAACCTCTAACATCTGTAAACAAAAATGTACAATATCTGCGTTCACCACCTAATACTAAAGAATCTGGGTTATCTTGTAATTTTTTAACTTGTCTAGGGTCTAAATAATGTTCAAATTGTTTTTTAATCTGTTGTCTTAATTTATATTGCTCTCTAAATCTTATATAAAATCCTATTGACGCTGTTATAAATTGTGAAATTAGTGTCCAACTTACATCTATTAGTATTCCAAGCTGTATTAGATAGTGTCCAGAAAATATTGTTAAAAAAAATAATAGACCAGTAAATATTATTCCTAGCGTCATTCCAAAAATATTTACACATAACCAAACCAAACTTACTGTTATCACTAAAATTAATAATTCAACTGCTAAATGCCAATCAGGTATATAAGGACTATCTTGTATTAATATTGATTCAGCAAGTGCAGTTTGAATTTTATGTGGTTCTAATAAACCAACTGGTGTTGCTATTTGTGGCATTACACCATTAGCAGTTACACCTACAAAAACAAACTTACCTGCAACATCCATTTCTTGTAATGT